GTTCTAATAAAAAACTTTCATATTTAGTTTCTCGCTTTCCTTTAGTATATTTTAAATAATACCTACCTTTTGGAATTAATCCAATTAAGGCAAGATATAACTGCTTAGGTTCTAATGTTTGAGTATATGGTTGTATCTCAGAAAGAACTTGTATCCAATCGGAATTCATAGAAAGAAAACGATGTACCATATAGTTACTCCAAGTTTTCTTATCACTATCTTCAAGTTTATCCCAATACTTTGGGTCTTGAAATTGTGTTACTGCCTTTATGTGGTCAAATAAAGATTTAGCCATTTTATGATATAATTGGTTTTAACTCATCAGGTAATAAATCTGAGTTTATTTCACCACAATCCCCACATAGATATAATTCTACTGGTATGATTGCATCTTTAGGTTGTCCTGTTGCTATCTTTGATAACTTCAGAAATTTAGTTCCTTGTATGAATACACTTCCATCACATTCACCACTTGTACAAACCATTTCTTTAGCTTGTTTTAAGTCTACTTTTGGTTGTTGATGTGGTTGATTACCACCATTCATTCCTACTATTTTTGCCATAATTTATTTATTTAATCGAACCATTGGTCACGATTTGTTTTAATTTTTGTTATACCAGTTTTTCTAAGAACTTCTCGTTTTTTTTCTTTATGTTCTTGTACTCTTGGATTTTTTTTTCTTTTCTTATACTCTGACATTCCATCAAGATATTCAAGAAAAGAATCGAAATCTTCTTTTCCTAATATTTCTAATGCTTCTTCAGTAAGTGGATTATCATGGTCGTACTTCATAATTTATATAGTTACAGTATTCCTATTATTTGAATTATACAAGACATAAAAGTAATTTCTTTATCTACTACTAATGCATCTTTGTGTTGTGATTCTGATAAGATTAATATTATATTAGATGTATTTGAACCACCATACTCATCTACCTTTTCATATAAGAATGTATAAAGTTCTGTGAAATCTTGTGTACGAGAATCAGCAACTGCTTGTCTAATATTTTTCCACTTGTTAGGTTTGGAATCATTTCCCTTAATAATCTCAACTACCTTTGATTTTAAATCAGAATCAATTACAGAGGTTGTATCAAGTTTTAGCTGTCCTTTAGATGAATTTAACTGACAAGTATTAATAATCTTTCTAATATCAGGATATGAACTATCAATGATAGGTACAAGGTCTTTTGGTTGAAAACTTACAACTTCTTTACCTAAAATCTGTGAGATTTGGATTGCAACATCTTTTTTAGTTGGAGGTACAATCTGAAACTCTTGTGTTCTACTTCTAATTGGTGAGATTACTTTCTCAACATAATTACAAGTTAGGATAAATCTACAATGTCTTGAAAACGTTTCCATTAAGTTTCTTAGAATTGCCTGTGCATTTGGTGTCATATAATCAAACTCATCAAGTATGATTATTTTCATATCTTTGAAACCAACAGTTGAAGCAAATCCCTTTACTTTATTACGAACTGTATCTACATTGTTTTCATCAGATGCATTTATAATGATATGGTCACAATCAATTGAATTTACAATTAACTTAGCTAGAGTTGTTTTACCTGTTCCAGCTTTACCGAAGAATAAAAGATGAGGGATTTCTCCACTTTCAAGATAATCCTTTACCTTATCCTTTAAATGTTCATTACCAACGTATTCTGTTAGTTTAGACGGTCTATACTTCTCTACCCATAGAGAGTTGTTTACCTTCTTAGTTGTGTTATTATCCTCGAAAAATGCCATTTTAGAATGTAGAGTTTTTTACTTCTTTACAAAATGATGTTAATCTTTCTAATTTTTCTATTAGAGATTCTTTCTTGTTTCTATCTATTTGACCAGAGTTCATTTCTCCTATAATGTCTTGTAATGATGATGCTACTATTAGTAACCCATCTTCTTTTGAATTTAGAAAATTATCTGAGATTCTAAACTTTTTTGCGATTTCTTGTAAGTTTGCCATTTTATCTATTTTTATTTGTTATACAAATATACGAAATTTATTTGGTATTT